CACCGGCAATGCTTTCAAGGCGAGTAGAAGGTGCAAGCGCTACTTCTGTCTTCTTTTCAGCCGTATCGCAACGACCAATCTGAATCGCAATCTTATCGTAAAAGTAAGAATCCGGAACTGTATTCATGGCTTCTTCCAGACGAGCGTAATCGCCCGCTGGCACAGACACCGTAAAATAGCCCAGATGATACCGGACTCTACTTTTGTCGAAGTCAGATAGCTGCACTTCTAATTTCCGTTATGTTTCAATTATAAAGGTTAGTTATCCGTAGATAATTTCATTCAGTGGTCCAGAGTTTGCGTACTGCATAAGTAAAGATGTATTTGAAGTCTTAGGTTTAAAAGCTTCTGCTAAAACAGCTTCCGTCATTTGCTGTTGAAATGTTTTTTCTTTAGGACGCAAAGCATTAAGAAGGCTGCCAAATAAAGCTATCGCTTGAGGGTTCTCGTCAACCGGTGAACTTGATCGTGGGGCTTCTCCCGATAAAGAAGACGCTTCACCGAGAGTTTTCATGTGCCCTAAGCCAATCTCATATTTTTTATCCGGTGTTACCAGAGTTGCGAGATTGCCATATCCTCCTTGGTTGGCAAGTGGTTTAAATGTCCCTCCGCCTTCGTAATAAATCGGAGTTCCCTCAGGTAATGCCCAATCTTCACCTTTGTGGAAGGTTGATGCCCCTGCAGTGGGAGCAGTCCTTGGACCGTGTTTAGAAGTTACAGTTACTCCAGCTTCTGGATTGAACTCAATTTTTCCTTCTCGGTTTTGTCTTAACGCTGGAATACGGTTTTCGCCAATACGTAATCCCATTAATGGAGTTCGTATCGTTGAAGGATCAAGATATTTTCCGCTGGCCAGGTCCTTCACATAGACATGTTTATGTGGGCCAGTGGCTGTACCAGTGCTGCCGACTTGTCCTAAGTATTGAATTCCCGCCATATCCTTTTATTTTTTATTTTAAGACTAAAAACCCCCGGTTTCCCAGGGGCATAGTCTGAAGTCAAAGTTAAACTCGGACAAGATTAGCCGCAAATACAGCGTCCCAATCGACTCGTTTAATTTGTTTTAGCTGTTCGAGATTATTAAACCTTTCACCCGACAACGACATCTGTAAGTCTTTAATCTCTCGAGCCGTTTTTAAGCCAATACCTTTAATATGATCAGCGATCATTTGAGCAGTGGCTCCATTTATATTCAAACGGGTGTCTGGTGGGAAGGTTCGCGGCTCTTCCTGCGAAGCTTTATCTTTTACTTGAAGAGTTTTTACCTTTTTAGTGGCATCTTCATCAGGTACAAGCTCACTTTTGTAAGCAGTATAAAGGCGTCCGTCTTGGTCTTCAACCATGTACCAGTCGCCGTTATCCCATTCGCTTACAACTTTGACACGTGCACCTGTTTTTTTATGCTGATAAAGCATTGCCGGAAGGGTTGTCATAGGACCAGTAGTTACCTGGTCCTAGTTTAACCTAATCAGCTAACAGTGCGGCCTGTCAGGTAGCCATCGATATCTTCGTAGCCAGGAGCAACGTCAGGTTGCACGTAGCACACTTCGACCACCAGGTAGCCAGTACGGCCACCAGTGGAATCAGCATTGGAGATATAGAAACCACCGGAAGTAGCAGTGCTATTAGCAGTTTCTTTGGCGAACACTTTCAAAGTGGTGGAAGCAGTAGCAGCGTAATTAACGTTACCTGCAGTCACACCAGCAGCGCCACTGGCGATGAGGAAAGGATTGGTGCCATAACCGGCAGTACCACCAGCGAAGAAGATTTCGCCAGCTTGGGTGCCAGAGACAGTCGAGGTGATGTTGGCCTGGAGCACACCTTCACCGATGCCAGAAGCAGCGGTAGGGCTGCCAGCATTGCTGCGACCAAAGGAGATCACGTTACCGGTGGCGGCATAGATGCCAGAGGCAACACGGCCGTCGCCCCAACCAGAAGCCACGGACACCGCAGTGCGGTACACGTAAGCAGGGAGGGTGGAGCTACCAGAGATCACCATGCCAGTGATATCAGTACGGGTGTCGTCATTCCGATAAGGGGAAGGGACGATCACATCAGCAGCAGCAACAGCGCCGGCACCAGACGTAGCGGTCACGGGGACGTAACCACGTTGCTGGAAGTAACGATAGCCGGGGCATGCCAGCACAGAAGTGGGGCCGCCCTTGGAGCCATCATTGGAACCGCTGTCGTCGGTATCAATGTTTTTATACCAACCGTTCAGGGGTTCTGCCCAGTTACCTGGGTAGATTTTTTTAGCAGACAAATAGGTCATTATCTTTTCCTATGGATGTTTATGGATAATTATCAGACGGTACCATCATCAGACACGAAGCTGAATGCGGTGGTAACAAAATCCTTGTTCAGGATCTCGAAGCCGGCATACAGTTGCCAGATAAGAATGATAAATCGGCTGAAGTCGTCGTTGTTGTTGATCAGCACCTGAGCATTCGGGCCGCCGATACCAACACCAATCGACTGAGGACCGAAGAAGTAACCTTGGGCAGCTTCTTGGCTGGTGTACGAAGAACCACCATCAAACGAAGTGGACAGGCTCTTGGTCGGGAAGTTGGTCGACTCGAAGAACTTAACGCCTTCAAACTGAACGCCAGTAGGCATCACGGGTTCACCAGCAAGGAAATAACCTTGGCCAGCTTGGGGACCCATGTAGAAGCTGGAGTTGTTAGGCATCATGGGGTTACCCATGTACATGCCTTGACCAGGATTACCAGCGTAACGAGCGATCTCACGGAAGTCAGGATCACGACGCAGGTGCATCATGAAGGTGGGATCGCAGATGCAGCGATACAGACCATCAGCAAAGGTGGGGACGTTACGCTTACGCAGGTCCTTAACAATGTTCAGAAGGTCAGTACGCACCGAGAATTGCTGTACATCAGCGGTGTACTCAGTGGAGCTGTAAGAAACACGGCCAGAACCATCTTTGGCTTTACCACCGGCGAAGTAGTAACCGCCTTGGGTGGTACCCGCTTGACCGTTAGCTTCGGCTTTGGCGAGTTCGTCAAGGAACACGCGGTCGCGCCAACGACGATAGTCATCAAGCAGCGTCAGGCTACCGATGGACTGGTGGAACATATTAAGGTTGCCACTGTCCAGCAGCAGGCGCTGCGCAGTGATCAACGTCTCACGCGCAATCTTAAATGTGCTGGGCTGAGTAGGATCGCCCGGATCCGCAGGACCAGTGTATTCCTTAAGCACCACCAGGACTTTCTCCTTGGTGATGTTACGGCTGTTAGCAGTACCGATCGTTTGGTCGGCAATACGCTCACGGCTGTCCTTGGTACCAGGGGTTCCCCAGAACTTGTAGCGATCTAACTGTACAGTTTGACCGGGCTGACGTGTGAAGTCGTGGACAACCACGGGCTCCACTGCCATTTCGGAAATGTAAGCAGGGTGGGGACGGTAGAGTTCCGCACCTAAAATCTTTGGAAAATCGTTCTCCTGGTCTCTAGTTTCTTAGAGGGGTGGACTATCTCTTCATCCCTGTGGGATGCCGGACGCTAAATCTGGTATTACGTAACAAGATCGTGTTACCCCCAGTAGTCTCTGCACCTTCCAATCACGACTTGATTGGCTTGGCTCAGGATTACCCTCGTCTTTACGTTAGGGCTTCCCTGAATTCATCCAGTTTGCACCCATCGATTGCTCGGTGGGGTGACAACGTTGAGCGTTCAGTTGAGGCATGCTATGCTTTGGAAACCTGTTTATAAACAACATGAATCCAAAACTTGTTCCAGGATTTGGTAATCTTTACTTGGCTGAAGAGGGAAAGGCTTTTGAAAAACAACTTGATCCCGATAACCAAGAATATTTTCTAGAGGTCCCTATCAGCTCGACCAGTGTTTACGACCGTATCTCAGTACTTGTAAATGGAAAGAGAAAAAGATTTCATCTTCACATCTTGATGGCTGTTGCTTTTTTAGGACTAGATCTGCGTTCTCATGGAACCAGTAACTTTTCCTTACAAGTTGATCACAAAGATAATGACAAGAAGAATAATCGACTTGACAATCTCGAGATCGTTACCAAACAAGAGAATTTAACAAGGGCCTGGAAGAGCGGTTGTTATAAAAACAATGGCTTTGCCAGTAAAGGAAAACCGAAGAAGTCTTTGAGAAAGTTTTCTTCGGATGACGTGACTCAAATTAAAGCTTTTAAAGAAGCTGGTCTTTCTTATCGAAAGATTGCCGAAAAGTTTAACTGCAATCACGGAGCTATTTACCAAATCTTGAAGGGCTATACCTACCAGGATCTGAACTAGCTATCAATGAACACTTTGGTTTATCCTCCAGTGTCAGTGTTTTTATCGGGTGAAAGATAAAGACACGTGTGTCTTATCTAACACAAATTTTAGCAGGTAGTAAACTTAGAAGTTATACGTACTGCATGGTTGTGGTACCAAGACCACGGGGGTTTTGGGAAACGTAAGGCGATTCTGGGTCAAGTGCAACCTGTTGTGGCGACATTGCTTGTCCAATGCCTCCAAGCATGTTGGCTCCTAGCATACCGCCGAGTGCGCCAGCTCCTACATTACCTGCAAGAGCTCCGCCACGAACAAGAGAGGCTACGGGAACATTTGCAACAGCATTTGCACCTTGCGAAAGCAAGCCCTGAACATCAGTAGCCATAGCGCCAATGGCACCTGGACCACCAGCCCCATATTTTTCCATGCCCTCAGCAGCACCGCGAAGCGCTTCGGAAAGTTGTTTCTTTCCTTTTGCGCCTGCCCGTACAGCTTGTTTTGCAACTATTGGCATATAACGGCCAGCAAGGGCGCTCCCACCGAGAGCGCCTCCTACTGCGCCAATGCCTCCTAATACTGCAGGAAGCATTGCCTCACTCCATCACAAACAGTTTGTTAGCTACTGTTTGAGGTTGTGCTTGGTTCAAAAGGCGCCAGGCATTCTCGGGATTGACATCCATCTGCTGCTTGAAGTTGCCCCAGAAGTTTTCAGGTTGCTGGGGAGCTGCTGCAGCGGGAGGAGCAGGGAATTGGCCGTAGCTAGCTTGAGCGGGTGCGGTTGGATAACCACGGGTTTCAAGCTGTGCTTCGTTCTCGTACACGGGGTAAGGACCTTCAGGACCAAAGAACTTCAGCGTGTAATCGCTAAGCACATCGGGATTTGTGAGAATTTCATTATATGCAAGATTCTCGGTGTGCTCATTTACTGCGAAACTTGCGTAACCGCGAATAACATCTTGCGCTTTGTGGCCCCAGGTTACGGCACTATCCAGCATCCCCTCAAGTTGAAGGGCGTAGTTATTTAGTACTGCTGGTGCCTCTACTCCGAATGCGTCGATCACCTGACGGCTTTCCTGGCTGAGGTCCAGGTAGTCCGCGATTTCCGCTAAGGAGGGACTCGATGAAGTTTGGGAATAGCTGGGCGATGAGGCCTGGTTGGCTTGCCAAGTCTGCTGAGCCGAGCTCGGCATAGCTTGGTTGCTGCTGTACCC